TCTGTGTGGATGTTAAATCTTTCTTTAAGCAGTACCACCTTGTGATGTCCATTTGCTCTTGTGATAACACCCGTTCTGGCGGGAATGGTAAATCCTGCATAGAAGGGGTATGTACCCTCCCGCCGTAGATTTTCAAGGAACCAAAACCTGGACAGGGTTCTTGAATATCAATGTGGTCGCACTTCAAAGTCTTTATCTTAAAAGCCCGCAATATGTTGTAACCGTTTTCATCTCCTTGAATGATACGGTCGGACATATCTTTTAACCATTCGATAGGGCGGCCAGTGCAAGCTGCTGTGATTATAGGGAGGTCATAATTCCGAGAATTGAAACCGACAATGCGAAAGTTCTCAACAATCCATCTTAGCTTATCAGTATCGATTTTTTCATCGTTTCTCGCTTCAACATAGATTGTTTTATTGTTTGTGTTAGACCTAAAACCTGCTAAGAAGTAATTTTTGTAGACTTCGATGTCGAACAGTAATTCATGTTTCTCTTTTTGCGCTTGGATAATTTCATCAAGGGTCATTATCGGCAAATTAAATTCTTGGGCTTCCGCAAGCCCTGGAAGATAATCGTCTCGCAACCATACAGGCTCCGGCGGCTGTACCTTAGTCTTTTTAATCACAGTGTTGGAACGCACTGGTGCGTCATTCCAGAATAACCCCATAGAATCATAGCGCATTAGATAGCCTCCAACATCCCTACAATTACACCGCGCAAGCGTTCGCCAAAGAACGGGCAAGGCTTCGGATACTTGCTGAAATCAATGGTGTGAGCAACTCCTTTCAGTTTCAGCAATGTTCCGTGGTGATAAATGCCCTCCATGGTATCGTCGCCTAATTCATAATTTGCCCCTTCATAGGTGTTGGATACGCTAGACATTAAGCCGTTAAAGAAATAAACGTGAGCCATTTTATCGAGGAAAGGTTTTATCTTTACCAACCCTTCGAATATTTTCTCGTCAATCGGTTTTTGATTGCTTTCCACATTTAGCAAAGTATCAAAGTCGGGGTAATCAGCATCAACTACTTGCGTCCGTAACCAGCGCTCCCCTTCGTAATGAAAAGTAATTGACGTTCTTTCAACCTGCACCTTATACGGTGCATCATGTATGCGTAATAATTCACTTACGCATGGTTTCGGGATAATGCAATGGGGCATAGTGCTTCCAACCCAGTATTCAACGGCGGCAATGTTGTTTGTTGCATACATAGATTGATTCCCTAAGCAGACGCCCATTGCCCATGCCTGTGATGCGTCGTCCGCCATAAATGGGGCGCATACTTTCAAACCTTTAATTAGTGCTTCCCCATCAATTTGCATTTCAGTTCCAGTAGGATAAACATGGGGCGTGTCGTCTTCGGTAAAGCAGGGAATGCTTGCCTTAAACTTACCAGACTTTACATTTAGCCGCCCTTTTGTGAGCGATAAAGTAACGGTTTCATCACACTGTTCAATCGCCTTAATTAACGGTTCTGCTTTCGGTATGCAATCAAGGTCTATTGCTATCGGGCAGGAAAGCGCAAGAGTACCGTTAAAACTGCGAATGTGTCCACCTTCTATGCGAAAGTGCGTCAATGCTGGTATAAACTCTTTCTTGCTGACTGCGCCCTGTGTAAATTTCAAAGCGTCTATAATTTTCATTGGAATAATTCCTGTTTGCCAATCTTGAACCTATGAACTTTGTTAGCGTTTATGTTATCTTGTACCCTATTATACGCCCAAAGGTTAAAAGCTGCACGGCTAACATATTGCGTCGATAACCTTTCGTAAGTAAATCCAGCCTTATGTATCCAATGTAACACCACTTCCTGTTCCATTGGCGTCATTGTTGTAAAGTGTTGACCCAAGAAATGCCTTGCCCCGGACTTTGTTGATACGTTTACGTTTCCGAGTTCTGGAATGTAAATAGCGCCAAAGGCCACGGCCTGCACCCAAGACGAAGAGTCGCAACTCCACCACGGATACCGCTCGATGATTTCTTGTGAAGTGATACCGAAACCGTGCACTTTACAACGCGGGTTCCCACTGCCGTCTGTTAAGTATAAATCCCACATACGGTCAAGCCATGTGAGCAAAGCCTTAGTAGAGCTACCCACCATGCCGCCTAGTGTGATGTATTCATAATTCTTAATGTAGTATTCCAAATAACGGACGTCTTCGCCCGCGTGAAAGCAAGGTAAAGGTCTAATGCCACGTGCTTCCATTTCAAGTTGGTTTCGATAGGAAGATAGCGCGTCGCCGATACCGTCAAGCACGGAAGCAAGGAGAATACCATCTTCTACTTTTATCAGGTCTCTATTCTTGTTTATAAAATAGACGTAATCCGCAACTTTAAGTTCAACCCCTAATGTCCACGCTGAGAATGCCCCTGAGTCAAGGAACACTTTTGCGTCATTTTCTCGTAAATATCGGGCGTATTTACCCCGCCCGATATAGTGCCAAGATTCTAGAACATAAGGTTGCTCTGTTACAATTTCGTCTTCCCGTTCATTTAAGTGTGGATGCCTGTGCCCGCCGCGCGGGTAGTTGTTGGCATACAGGGAAGCCATGTAGAGGTGCATTATTGCACCCCTGCCATTGCCAAGAATTCGTGTTTTGCGGCTGCCTCGTCGCGTATAGCACCCCGTAGGGCGGTGGTCACAGTAACCTGCCCTTGCGCACATACCCCACGGCTCTCAACGCAAAAATGCCGCGCTTTCACACACACTCCTACACCTATCGGCTCTAAATGGTGTTGGATGGCATCAGCTATCTGTGTCGTGAGCCGCTCCTGCACCTGTAAGCGCCGCATGAAAATTTCAGTAAGACGTGTCAACTTGGAAAGCCCCACGATTTTATTACTTGGAATGTAAGCAATCGTTGCCGTGCCAAAGATAGGCGCTAGATGGTGTTCACAGTGTGAGTACACTGGGATGTCTTTCACGCAAATCATTTGGTCGTAACCATCTGCACCGTCCTCAAACGTTTTAAGAACACTTGCTGGGTCAGTATTATAACCAGATGTCCAAAATTCCCATGCCTTTGCCACCCTTTCAGGTGTCCCTTTTAACCCCTCCCTTGTATGGTCGTGGTCAACGCTTGCTAGCAATTTCTCAAATGTAGCAACTAATCTTTGATGTATGTTGCCTTGCATTTCCGTGTCTCCTCTAATGTGCACTCAATTAACTCACAACCTGTACCTTCAAGCAGGCGAGGTCCGACGTCTTCTACAAACCATCGGCAAATATTTTCAGCCGTAGGGTTGAATGGCACTTTGAAAATGCTGTCCATGTCCAATTCCATTAAAGTGAACAGGAACGGGTCGTCTGTCCAAATCAAGGTTCTATGGTCAATAACATCTTCAATCCAAGTGCACAGTTTCTGTTTAATCACAGAAAAATCGATAACCCTGCCAATGTCGTCTAACTTGTTATCGTTAGCTCGAATGGTAAAATGGATGCGGCCATTGTGCCCGTGCAAGTGTTTACATTTACTTTCATGGTCGACCACCCTGTGACCATAACAGAAGTCATGGTGTCGTGTGACGGTAATCATTTATCCCTCCTAAGTACCACTTGATGTCGATTCGTTAGCAATTTAATATGCACCCGATAAGCATCTGGGAACTCGCGCAAAATATCTGCTGCTAAGTCTTCCATAAAAGTTTTCTTCCAGAAAAACTTTTTGAATAATTTGCGGCGTACCGCATATAGTTCCTCAAAGCTGTTAAATGACAAATAGACGTAAAGTACATCCGGAAGCCCATTAACAGGGCACCTTGTGATTAACGGGAACCAATGACTTATAACTGTATGAATAGGCATATCGTAATCCAAAGTAATGCGAGATGAAAACCGAACCACCAAGAAGGGTTGAACCATTCCCATTCGCTGTTGTAAAAATAACGTTTTTCGTCAGGATACCAAAGTCTAGGACCCCAGTCTTTCCCGTGTGTAAACAAGTCTAACAAGATATGGGAACCATAAGCAACTAACCAAACAAGGCTTTGTGTGGTTATTTCGCCCCATATCCCTACCAGTAGCCAAAATTGCACACTGTGCGTTATATCGTAGCCCGTAGGGGGCTTCGTATAGCGCCGCCTATCCCATAGGGGCGCATCGGCAATTACGGCGGCCACAACGCCCGCCACGGGCTGCCCAAAGGCGCAACCTGTGGCAAGACCTACCGCTGCATGGGTAATGATATCCATTATTCCTGTTCCCGTAAACCGTCATAGTTCGGTGTATCAGGTAACTGCATTAACCCATCCATCCACGCGCGCACTACTAATGGGTCTGGGAAACCTGCTTCGAGGAAACCTTGTGCCCGTAGAATGTTAGCATGGTCTTTACTGGTCGGCGGATATTTGCCGTCATAGGCAGTATGTGTCCAGGCAAGGGCTTCCCAACATTCGGGAATGACGCGCGCTTGGCAAACGGTCTCGGCTTTTGTGAAGTTAATAAGCGGCGTCTCGATTTTAATATCACAACCTTCTTTCTGTTCGCGCCCTAATGCTTCGTTGATGAAATTATAACCAAAGCGCGCAAACTTCTCTGTGCAATCGTGATAGTTTGCGCCGTCCTGCTGTGATATGCCCAGATAGATGTGCTCACAACCAAGCGCTTCCGCGCGATTAGCGGCAATGGTTAAGAATAGGGCGTTGCGCATGGGCACAAACGTCTTTTCTGTGCGGTCTCCCACTTTTTGTTGCATTGCTTCATAACTTTCGTACTCGTCCAGTTTGGTATCTGATACAAGCGGGCTTGTGGACGCCAATATATTGAGTGGCAATTTTATGACTTCATATGTCGCCACTTTTGCCTTTTCCGCAATCGCGCGCGCCGCTTCTAACTCTATCGCGTGTCGCTGACCGTAGTCGAAAGTAATGGCGTGAACCTCTTTGTGCTTAAACCGCGCTAAATACAAACAAGTGGTAGAGTCTTGCCCGCCGGACAGAATAACCAGCGCTTTACCTTTCTTTCCCATAATTACTCCAAATTTAGATATTTGTGGATTTGCAGTTGAAGGGTGTATCCCTTCTCCATGCAACTTTGAATGCAAACTTGAACATTTTTTGCATTCTTTTCATCGTCCTTTTCATCCATTGGTTGCAGATAAATTGGACGTTGAAACCATGAAGGAGGTCGAGCAATAATACCCTTTAACCTCCTGCCCAGAACAGTGTTTGGCAAACCGTCTTCGCCAACATCATCCGCGCCCATCACATATTTAAGGCAACAACAAGCGCGAAGAATTTGTTCATTTATCACTTTGTCTTTCGGTGAACAGACGATATAGGCTTTCCCCTGTGGCTGATGCAAATCGGTGCTGAAATGAACACCTTGTGATGGCGGAACCATACCGTTAGTTTCCACTTGCACGATAAAGCCACGCTTAGTAAGTTCAGGGATAAACAGTGATAAGTCTTGGCGGAAAGGTTCGCCGCCTGTAATCACAATAAGACCGCCTTTATACATTGTGCGTTGACAATGGGCTATCAAATCTTGTACATGATAATGTTTACGGCGAGATGTGTAATCTGTATCGCATCCTGAGCATTGGATAACGCATCCGGCTAGGCGGATAAAGAGAGCGGGTTTTCCGCAAAAAGGTCCTTCACCTTGTATGGTGTAAAAAATTGAATGAACCTGTAATACATTCTTGTTATGTATGCGCGGTTCGGGCGCTTGATTATTTAACATAATTACCTCTCGGGGAGTTGCCTTCCTTACCAGTCTAGCCGGAGCTAGGTGTGATTAGTACCGATAAGGAAGGCGGAGTTTCAAGAAGGCTAATTAGGCAAATCTTCCAGGTGTGCGATTGTAGGCGGCTGTTTCAGGTGCCCCTTGCTGGTTATCTGCCTTTACCGTTTCGGCGGCCTTAGCGGCTGCCTGTGCGGCTTTTTCAGCGGCTTTGGCCGCTTTCTCTTTGGCTATTTCCGCCTTTTTGGCGGCGCGGATTTCATCACGTTCGGCTTTCTTGCGGGCACGTTCAGCTTCACGCAATTCTTTGGCCTTTTCTTTGTTTGCTTCACGTTGTTCACGTTGTTGCAACTGTGATGCGGACGGGACGCGGCCTGTGATGCCGTAGAATTTACGCCATTGCGCATATTCGGCTTTCATGTTGCCCGGATTCAAGCCTTGTTCATTGGCAAGAATCAGGGCGTCGCCAATGGCGCAAGGGCTACCACGTTTTTCAGATAAAGAATCAAAGATTGCCCATGCTTTGCCGCATTTGCTATCAGGGGAAGGACGACGGATACCATTCTGAATCACGGTGTTTGCAAGTTTTTCTTGCTTCAGTCTTTCCCGTTCTTCCTGCTTGGCAAGTTTAGCGGCCTGTTTTGCTTCTTCCTTAGCCTTACGGGCTTCTTCCTTGTGTTTTTCCTTTTGCTGCTTTGCTTGTTCCCGCAATTCAGCTTTCTTTGCACGTTCAGCGGCGCGGGCTTCTTCTGCCGCTTTCTTGGCGGCTTCTTTTTCCGCTTTGGCCTTTGCTTGTTCGGCAAGTTTTTCTTCTTTCTCGCGGGCAAGTGCTTCTGTGAGGGTTTCCTCACGTTCTACATTGCGCGGGTCACCTTCCGGGTAAGTTACTTCCGGGGCTGGTGTTTGCTGTTTGTTTTTCTTGGACATTTTAGACTCCATTGATTTAGGCGTTATTGCCTGTCACTAATAGTAGGGTAAGTCACTACGGATTGCAAGGACTTTCTGTATCAAAACGGTATTTCCTCGTCTTCGTCTGGCGGGGGCACTGGTAGGGCGCGGGGGCGCACTTCTACGCGCGGCATTTCGCTCGTCGCTGGTTGCTTGCCGAAACAACTACCATCGAAGCACATTTTTAGAATTTCAGGGAACTTTTTATTCACCCATACTCGGATGTGAGTAGGTTGGTCAAGTAAATGCGCTTGCTGCACGGCGTCTTCTGTCGTTACTGGCACTGGAAATATTTTAGCTCTTTCTCGCCACCAATCCCGCGCCTTCTTGCCTGCAAAGCCTTCATGCTCTATGCAGATGTACTCGTCGAACTTTTGGTAATCACAGTAATAGCTAACCTTCATCATATCAGGACGTCCAGCCTTTTTGTGAACATCATAGGTTATGTGGTCGACCTTGTATTCTTCCACCTGTGGGAAATCACCTTTAATAAGCTGTTCAGTTGACGCGCTGCTTTGTATTTTGGTCTCGAACTGGAATTGGTGCCCGCACATAGTGCCGTCGTCCTTTATCGCATCACAGACTCTGACAGACGCGTGAACATAGGTCTTGCAATCAGGGCACACTTTCACAGGTGCCATGCCAGATTTAAGACCTTTTTTCTTTGGTGTTACGGGGTCATTTATCGGACCAAGCCTGTGAGTATTAGCTGCAAAGTCTAATACTAAACAATTCTCTTTTCCTTCTGCTGGCCGTGTGCCGCGCCCTAACATTTGCACCCATAGCACGGCGGAAGCAGTAGGACGCAGACATAAAATCATATCTATTTCAGGAAAGTCAAAACCTGTTGTGAGCACATTGTTGTTTGTCATCGCTTGATATTCTCCACGCTTAAACTTCTCAATGGCTTCATCTCGTTCCGCACCTGACATTTTAGAGTGTACAGTGCCGCAACTTATCCCATGTTCTTCTAAGATTTCTTGTGTGTGAATAGCGTGTTCAACGCCCGCACAAAACACAAGCCAATGTTTACGGTTCCATCCGAATTCGATAGCCTCTTTGACAGCATTTACCGTGATGTCATATTTGTCAACGGCGTGTTGCAATTCATTTTGCAGAAACTCACCCCCTCGCATATGCACCCCGTCAACATCTAACTTGGTTGTTGTTGATTTTGGAATCAGCGGTGCCATATAGCCTTCGGCAATAAATCGGTTGAAGGCATTCACAGTGGTAACGTCAAAGCAAATATCTGTGAAGAGCGGCGGTGTTTCTGTACCGTCTTTCTGTACTTTTGAATCTGTTAGTTTCCCATGCCCTAACCGCCACGGGGTAGCTGTCAGACCTATGACTTTCAAATAAGGATTTTTTCTGCGTAATTGCTGAAAAAACTTCTGATACATGGTGTCGTCGTTCGGTGAGATTAAATGGGCTTCGTCAACAATTATTAAATCAACGTGTCCAAATTCAGTAGCACGTTTTGCAACGGAACCAATGCCCGCAAAAATTATCTGCTGGTGTATTTCCCGCTTGTTAAGCCCCGCACTGTAAATGCCAGCGGGGGCAGTGCTCCACAAGGACATCAACTTGGAATAGTTCTGCGCTATCAATTCCTTGACGTGCGTAAGTATCAAGATTTTTTGTTGCGGATACAATTTATAAACGTTCTCAAGGAAGGAGGCAATCACAAGGCTTTTACCCGTGCCAGTGGGTAGCGCCAGCAAAGGGTTCCCTGTGTTGTTTTGGAAGTAAGTAAAAATGCTATTGACTGCTTCATCTTGGTAATCACGCAACTTATACATTAGAAGTTTTCCTTTCGAATATAATTGGTGCAACCTGTGAGTTGATTTTCCTTCGGTATGTTACTGTTCCAGTAACGGCAATACCATTCCCCATTGGCACGGGGTTCACTGTATTCACAGGTTCTACAATTTAAGTCAGGTTCTTCTTGCCAGTGGCAAATTTGTTTGAAGACGCAGAACTTGCATTTCCAAAATCCAGGGGTTTCTGATAACCGCTTAGGCGGGTCTTGCATCCATACAAGTTTGTCGCCTCGTTCAATATACTGTTCAGCAATCTCCCTTTCGAGTGTAACAATCTCACCATATAAAGCGTCAGTGTTTTTGTTGACTGATAAATACAAACAAACAGGAATACCCATCTTGTACATATAAATGTTCATTTGTACATAGTGCTCAGGCTTCGCTTCTTGCACACCTTTTGTTTCTAATTCTTTGAACGACTTATCGTTATGGGTCTTGAACTCACAAAGTGCCGCTTGTCCTGCTGGTAAATCGGGCAAGCCAACGACAATTCCGTCGCCGCTGCCGCCCGCGTGTCCTTCCGCAAAACTGATGCGGAATTGTTTTCCATTTTCGTCTTGCTGATACACCTCACAACCTATTGTGAGCAACATTGCAATGAATCGCCCTTCCTCTAAATGACCGCGATTAAATAGACGTACCATTCGCCCATCAAAGTTAGACCTATAAGCCCATCGAAAATTATACCAGATTTCCCTAGCGCATTCTCGCCCTAGAAGGCTTGCCCCTAAGTGGGAACGGAAAGGTTCATTTTCTGTGCGGTATGCGTCGCCAATGTTCGGCAATACCTTTGCCAGCCAGCCACGATAAGCGGCTCCTTGGTCGGCCTTGATAGCCCCGTCAATAGCGGCAAGGGTCTTTGTTGCTAATCGTCGCATAACTGCACCTGTTCGCAAGGTATCCCCGCGCGCTCTAAAAAGGCAATGCCGTCGTGATTGTGATACTCGTCGAGGTAATACACCTTTTGGATTTTTGCTCCTAAAATTCTTTTTGCGCAATCAATGCAAGGCGCTGTGGTAACGAACAAATAAGCACCGATACTACTCACAGAACTACGCACTATTTTGTCTAGTGCATTCTGTTCAGCGTGAATAACAAACGGCGTTGTTTTACCTTCATCGTCCTCGCACTCGTTCCACCATCCAGGCGGGGTGCCGTTGTAACCAATACCAATAATGGTGTCGTCCTTAACAATCACAGCTCCGACCTTGCGTCTCTTGGCGTAAGAAAGGCGGCTAAATACCAAAGCCGCCTCCATGTATGCTTTCTTGAATTTATCTTTCATAATACGTCTGCCGCTATTTGCATTGTTTCGTTCAGCTTTGTGATTACCTCGTCTAATTTATCAATAGCGTCTTCTTTATCCTGTTTTTTAATAGAACCCTTTTTCAACATTTCCTTTATCTCTTCTAACTTATCAACTTCTCCGCACCAAAAATCCTCACCAGCGACGTCTCCATAGTAACTTCTCCATTCATTTTCTACATCAGAATCAGAACACAATACACTCTCGACAGCGTTGATGCTGTCTCCAATACATTTTGCCAGTGCTAATGCCAAAGGATTATTTTCCATATCGGCAATTCTAATGACCCGTTCAATGTTATCTTGTAACTGCGTATTGTCTCTCGTCCAATACCGCATTTCTTCGATTAAATGTTGACTCTCTAACATCACAACCTCCAAGGGAGAATGTGCCGCCTATCCCTTCTTGTAACGCTTCAAGACAGACGGCACACCTCTTAATTATTGTTTAGCCCACGGCGGAACAGAACTTTGCGCTTGCGCTGCCGCTTGCGCAGTAGCAGGGTCATCGACAGGTGCTTTATAATCGCCTTGCTGTTGCGTTTTAGCTTCCTGTTCTTGCTGTTGCGCTGCCTCAACGTCCGCAGTAGCCCAAGACGGCTGTGATTGCTGTTGCTGTTGCGCCTGCGCCTCCATTTGTGGCTGTGCTTGCGGCGGCGTTTGTTGCTGCGCAAACGGGTTAGGCGCCTGTGTTTGTGGTTGCGGCTGTGGCGGCATTTGTGGGGCGGCTTGCTGTTG